TGAACCTACTGTATTATGGAAATCTGGTGTTGCGGATGCTAAAAAGTCTTGAGGAGAGAATAATTTACCAAAAACGATAAGGTCTTTATATGCCATCTCAAGAATCTTCTCATTTTGGGATATATTACCATTTAGATTTAAATTTGCCATTATGGTATCTGTTTAATAAGATTGTTATTTAACCTAACCACTCCCTCTGGAGGGTCAGTTCCCTCAAATGTTATTTTAAGGTTTGCATAGTTATTTTTAGAAGGAAGTATAGAAGAACCTAAATCAGCACTAATTGCACCAGCATCTTTTCTTCTAAATATACCTCCACCTTTTTTTGACTCCCTTTTTCCAAAATTATTGAGTTTTACTTTTAAATCCATGGTTAATTCTTTAATTTTAATTGTACTTTGTGGAGCAAGAGTCATTAAGGGCACCATTACATTTTCACCATTAATAACCATTCTCATACATTTAGGAGTTCCATCTTCATTAACATATTTACCTAAAGCTTCTATATGTTGATTTTCAGCTAAGGCTTGTGCTTGAACTACAGCATCATATAAACCTTTAGTTAAATGGTCAAGGTAATTACCTTTTTTAACATTATCCATTATCAGTTGGAGGAGTTGTAGCTCCTTTAGTTTTGCCAATAGAACTATTAAGCATATCTAAAACCTTCATAAGACCTTCTGGCTTTTCATTTTTACCTTTAACGGATATACTGTATTTAGCAGAAGTATCAGAACTTCTATTACTTTCAGAATGATGAGATACTTTACCTTCAAATGACGCTTTCCAACAAGCAAACCCACAAGAAGCATTTACTGTAGCACTAGAATCAGTAGATGATTTAGTAGAACTCTGAGTTGATACTTCCATATTAAATTCTATGTCAATAGAATCTACACATAATGATGGTATATTAATGATTGATAATAATGGAACATCTAGTTTTACATCTTTTGAACCATCTTCATAGTTAAAAGTTACTGATTTAGTATTACCACTAGAATCCATTCCAACTTCAGTTATAAATTGAGCAGTTGTTGATGCTAAAGACTTTTGTCCTTCAGCTGCAGCTAATAATGGTGCTGCTATTAGATTTTCTATTGGTAACCCTGTGAATTGATTTGCTATTGAACTTGCCATTTATTCCTCGCTTTTTTATTATAATTAAATTTTTTTATGGTTTTAAAGGTTTTCCTATGAAATCCATTATTATATCAAGTGGATTTTTATTATCTTCCTTAGCAGGCTTATAAAACTGTACATCTTCTGTAAATTTATCAAGCATGTTTTGATATTCAGTAGTATTAGGTTTAGTCCCAGCTTGATGATATTGAGCCCAATATTGAGCTAATTCTTCATTGGATATTTCCCCATCATTATCTATATCTTCAAATCTAGCTGGGCCATATCCTTTTTCGGTTTTATCAGGAGTTTGAAGTAAATTTCCTAAAAATATTATTTGTTGTTGCTCAGGAGACAATGAACTAATATCATAATTAGATGAATCTAATCCAGTTAAAAATTGAGGAATTGCTAAATTTTCTTTTTTTAATTGAGATGTGAGCCTATTTATAGCCGTATGAGCTCCTTGGTCTTCTCCTACTTCAAATTGAAATAATCCACGACCAGGGCCAATACCTGTTGTAGTTTTATCGGATTGTTGAATAGCACTAGGATTTCCCTTGCTTTCATGAAAAGCTATTTTATTCATTGCTTCTTGAATTTCTTCACTATCTATTCCCCAATTTTGTTCCGCAGTAAACAACAATGAATCCAACAAAGATTGTGAAGTATTATTCGCCATCAGAAGACCAATAACCAGCCACAAACGGAACAGGATATACGCTGTAACTTCGAGTGTAGTGAGATAGAGAGGACTCTGTAGTTGTCCCATCTGCGGCTTTATATTCATAAATAATTTTCATTATTTCCATTTAACATGTTTATTAACTAGATTCATTCTAGGATTTATGAGTCCTTGTAAATCTTCACCTGAAGCTTCTGTTTCTCCAGGATACCAATCAGTTGCACCAGACATGTCAACCCCTGGTACTAGCCATTCAGAAAGCATATCTGATAAACCAAGTTGATTATCAAGTACTGTACCAATACCATAACCACTTAGTAATGCACTTAAGTAAGGGTGTCTCATCATCATTCCTTTTGGCATTCTTCTAGCAAGGTCTGGTAATTTTCTACCAAGGTCTGGTAATTTTGTACCTCCTGTACTTTTTGGTGTACCTTTAAGAATATAATCTAATATACTTTTTGTTGTTCCTTTATTTGGGTTATCAATCATTGCCATACTTTTTTTCTCCTTTAACTATTTCCTTGCTGTGAATCCTGCCCGTAAATATACATAATATTATCGTCAATATCAAATTCGCTCATACAATGTGGACATGCCCATCCCATAACATCATGTTTAACGGAACTTGTATCAAATATCCCAATTCTTTGGGAATATTTACTATTGTAATACAAATCCTTCTCACATATTGGACAGGGGTCTTTACTTTTCGTTTTTTTCTTCTTTATGTGCGACAAGTTTAGTTTTTCCTCCACCAATAGCCTCCATTTGTTCAGGTGTAAACCCAGTAAATACAGTTAATTGTTCCTGTTTCTTCTCAGTATCAAATAATCCAGCCATTTTAGCTAATGCTTCCAATGAACGAAGTTTATCTGTATCTCTATCAGACAAATCAGCAATATCCTTATACTTAGCAACAATCCATTCAGGTGAAACACCCTCATCAGCAAGTATTTTTTTTATCTCTTCCTTAACCATAGTCCTTATTTCCTCTTTATTTAATAAAATATTTGATTTTTTCTTAATATAATCCATATCCTTTGCTTTTGGATAGGCTTTCTGATAAGCATTAAGGACATTATCCCCAGATGCTACATATCTAGCAAACAAAAACTCTCTATTTTTAAGTTTCCTATTATTCTGTCTTTCATAAAGAGCTTCCCTATTACCAGAAAAAGCATAAATATTCTCTGCAATTCCCTTTTCTCCCAATATCTTGTGGGTTTTCTGTTCAACAATAAAAGAACCGCAAACAGTTCTAACCATAGTACGGGGAGTTTTATATCCAGGATGATTTAATTCTGATTTAAACAATATCTGACATACATAACCATCATCAGTCAACACCCAATCGTTAACATCTCCTTCCCTCCAACCACCAACAACCGTTTCATTTGGACAAAATGCCTTAAACTCTGATTCATTATCATAGAGTTTATGCGGGATTCCTTTGATTTCCTTAATATCCATTATTTTTTTTTCTTTTTGGTTTTTTCATCATACCATATTTCATCTCTTTCTCAAGAGCTTTTTGAGCCATACTTGGTACACCTAATATTTCATCTAACCATTTTCTAAATACTTTATAATCTGTCATAATTATCCTTTATTTCTTTTTCTTTTTTTGAATAACTCATATTATTTCCTTATTTTGATACCCAAATATATAAAACATTAACAAAATATAAAAATGTTGGAATATCCATATATTATTTGTATACGCGCACACGCACTCTAATAGAGATTATTATAGAGAATATAATATCTATATAATAGAGAAAGAAAAACTAAAAATAAAAAGAAAGATATTTACAATTCTGTTACATACTTTCAAAAATTATACTAGAATGGGGGTGAGTGTTCTTTTACGAATAGCCCCCCGCGAAATTCCCCCCGCTGGGTTGCGTTTTTGTTGAAAAACGGCTGAAATTCGAGGGCGCTGAAATTCGAGGGCTATTCTGAAATTTAAACAGCCCCGCAATGTATGATAATATTTATTTTAATAATGCGCTGGCCGCATCGGCTAGCGTTGATGGAACGACGTCAGTCCCTTCTAATATTCTTTTAAGTTTTAGTATTGTGCAATGCATCGGAACGGCTGCATTATAAATCTCACCTAGTGCCTGCTCTGTTGATGTACCATCACAACAAGTACAGGACGGCGCACCTAGTTCATTAATAATATCATTAAATCCAGCGTCTTCCATCTCATCGTCCAATTTATAAATATCCTGTATTAAATCTTCCAATTTATCAACTAAATTATATACTAAACTAGATTTAAAAGTTCTGTTATTTATTGTTATATTTTTCATATTATTATTTACTCCTATTTAATAAGTTAAGTTTATTATATCTATATATTATATACTCCGCCAATTAATATAAAGTTCCCGATTATTTTACTTTTAATATTTCAC